GGTCTTCGCCTTCCATAACCTTTGGATCAATGATCTTAGCAAACCGCGCCGCCATCTCCTGCGCGCCCGGCCAATCCATGTTTTTGATGAACAGATCACCGGCGACCGTCCAAAGCTGCGGGTTAGATTGCAACAGCATAGACATGGCGTCCAAGGCTTCCTGACGCTTGGTCATGTAGCCCGGTCCAGTGGTCACGCACACGTCGTAAACGCCGACCGACGGGTTGTAAATCTTGTCGATCACAAGCCCGTTTTCGTCGCGGATTTCCTTCACCGGTTCCGGCTGGGTCGGATTGATCCGTACCATACCCACTTCGCCGTCTAGGCCTACGATACGCGCCACGCGGGCGGTGTCGTAAATCTTGGGGATCATGTCTACAAGCTGCCGGGTGACGTGCCGGATCGCGCGAGACAGGTTGTCGACATAATGGTAGGTGCCCGTGTCGCCCTGCTTCTCGCGCGCCAGAATGGCCCGGCCAGACCGCTCGTTGCTCTGCGCCCCTAGGCTGCTGTCGTACTGGCCTGTGGTGCCCTTGATGTCGTCAGCAGCGCCCAATTTAGCCTGTATGAGGCCGGTCTGGGCCAGCGGCGGCGGTGCGCGCTGCGGCAACGGCAGAGGGCTTCCAGCGCCGTCCGTAACGTCGGGATTGACCTCTAGGTACGGCCAGTTGTTCGTGTTGGCCGTCTTCCAGTTCGTCTCGTAGCCTTCAAACTGGCCGCCATAGCCAATGAAGGGCGCTTTGGGGGCCAGAGCCAGCATTTCGGCTTCCTGGCTGACCCAGTAGTTGTACATGCGCTGGGCGTCCTTGGCGTTCCGCACAAGGCCCGACACGTAAAGCTGACCGTCGACCTCAAACTCGTTGCCGATTACGCGCACGACGGGAATGTATTTGCCGGCCCAATCGCGTTCTTCCAGCACCTCAAACCCGTTAGTCTTGACCCATTTGACCTTTTTACGGTCAACCGTGCGACTACGCAGCGGCTTGCCAAACATCGCCTTCAGTTGCTTGTCCTGCGGCGAGCCTGAAAAGGCTGTGATGTTGTCGGGGTAGAGGTTTAGCGTCGTTTTTTCGTGCTCGTAGTAGAAGTATTCGGCGATACGTACCATGTCTTCCGAGAGCCATTGAGAAAGGCTCTGGTCGCCCACGCCTTGCGACATGAGGCTAGAAATCGGCGCAGCATCTGGAAACATGCGTTCATAATCAGACTTGCTCACGTCTTCGGTGATGAAGCACCATTCGGCGTCGGCGCCGCACGGGTCTTGGATGGCCGGGTCCATGTAGACCGAGAACGAGTTCCGCACCCGCCCGATCTTGATGTCCTGGTCGAAGCTGTCCTCGCGGGCGTACTCCGTCAAAATGCGGATGTAGCCCTCGCCGTAGGTGACCTGGTTGTCGCAGGCCGTGTCGTAAGCCACGTCGGCGTCCGAGATATACTCGATGTGCCGCACCATGCCGTCGAATATCTCGGCCACGCGCACGTCGGCGCGGTCGTCAGCCGGGATCACCTTGCCGGTCGGCCGGTTCTGCCGCTGCTCGTTGGTCACCTGGCGCACATGCTGCGGCAGCTTGTTGATCGTCAGGCACGGCCGCGCGTTGATCGTCTGGCCCTGCACAGACCCGCGGGTCGCCAGCACGTCCGCCGGCCACTGCCACTGGTTGTCGGGCGACCCGGCCATGAAGCGCAGGTCGTCCAGTTCATCTTCACGGCTGTCCGAGTAGGCCGACAGCGCCATGGTGTAGCGCCGGCGCATAACAGACAAACGGTCCTTGTCGTCGCTGTCCGATACCTTGCCTGCGGCTTCTACATCGTTGGCGGCCATTACTTGCCTTTCTTAGCCGCTGCGCGCTTGGTTGCGTACGCGATGGCGACAGCCTGTTTTGCCGGCTTGCCGGCAGCAATTTCAGCCTTCACGTTCTTGCGGAAGGCGTCCTTGGAGGTGGACTTTACCAGCGGCATGTCACTTACCCTTCTTGGCTGGCTTGGCCGTCTTGGCAGACTCACGGAACGCCGCAGCGGTGGGCGCGCCCTTGGCGCCCGGTTTCCTCATCTTCTCGCCCGATCCAGCCGCGATGCGCGCCCGTTTGGCAGCAATGTTGCTGTAAAGCCCCGGTTTTGCCATCAGCACTTCCACCTTCTCATGCTGGCCTTCGCCCTATCGGCGTTCGCCGACTTGGCTACCACACCTGCCATTCGCGCGCAAAAGGATTTTTTACGACCCTTGTCCGCCTCGGTCTTGGGGTTAGGCGCGGGCGGCTTCAGGTTGGAGCCTGTCTCACGGTTGTACTTGGCGCGCCCCTTGGCGGTCAGCCCGGCGCCCTTGTCTGTCGGCAGCTTCTCGCCCCGACCCACAGCCAATGATACGCTTTTCTTCGCCATTAGGCACCCATCCATGAGGTAGGGACAGCGCCGGGAGCATACGCGCGTCGCGGGCTGCGGTCAACATATTCTCGATGGGCCACCGGGAACGCAAACGTCACCGCGATGGCGTCGGCCGCGTCAGGGCTGGCCAGCCCGCGGGCCTTCATATCCTTTTTGCTTTCCAAGAAGATAGTCCCTTTACTGTCCGGTTTCATCATCGGCCCGGTCAGGTCGTTCTTGAGGTAGCGGTCCAGCGGAATGGACGCGTCCTTCAGCCAGGTTCGCATCTCGCCCCACATCTCGGCCCGCTTGTTGCCCCACATCAGCGGGTTCTTCGACTTGTTCCCGAAGTTGACCCCCTTGATCTTGTACCGCTGCTCCTTCAGCCGGTCGACGATGCCGGCGCCCAAGCCCCCCTCGTCGATCACCACCAGCGCCGGCTTGTACGTCTCGATGGCGTCGATGACGTGGCCCACCACCGTCATGGTGTCGTCGCCCTTGTGGCGCTTGATCGCCACGATGTCGCGTCCCTGCCGGATGGCGATGACCGTACTGTCGGACCCGAACCGTGCCGGGTCCACGCCGATGATGATGGGCGCCGACGGGTCCTTGTGCTGCGGTCGCCGCATGGCGTCGTCGACAGTGGAGGCCCCGATGAACTGGTCGTCGGACGCGTTGGGGAATTGACCGTACACCTCGACGTGGGCCTGGGTGCTGTCGGGGCCGTACTCGTCAATGATCTGCTGGTAGACCTGCTTGTCCGTATGCTCGACCGTGCGCGCGTCCACGATCTTGGTATCCCAGAAGTCGCGCTTGGAGTGGAAGCACTCGTAGAAGTAGCCGCTGTTGCGCCGCGGGTTGCTGAACGCCAGCCAGAAGCGGTGCGGCGTGTTCTCCGTGAAGAAGCCCGCCGCGACCGACCAGATGCTGTCGTCGATACCGCTGGCTTCGTCAAACACCAGCATGACCCCGGCGAAGTTGTGGACCCCCGCGTAGGCGTCGGGGTTCTCCGCCGACCACAGCCGCCCCTCGACGCCCCAGTACCGGGTGCCCATCTTGAGGTCGCGCTCCACCAGTTCCGTCAGCCACTTGGCCGGCATCAGCCGCGTGGCGCTGACCTCAAACCAGTGGCTGTTGAGCGCCATACTGAGCCACTTGGTGATTTCCGCCCATGTGATCGACCGAAGCTGCGCCTCGGAGTTGGCCGACACGATGGTTGTGCTGCCAATCCGCGTGGTCAGCATCCAGATGACCAGCCAACTGACCAGCGCCGACTTGCCGATCCCGCGGCCGGATGAGGTCGCCATCCTGAGCGTGTCAAAGTCGACCTTGCCGTTGTTCTGCTTCACGTGGTCAGCGATGCGTTGCAGCACCTCGCGCTGCCACTTGCGCGGGCCGTCGAAGTGTTCCAGCGGTGTGCCCGGCTGGCCCCACGGGAACACGAACAGCACGAACTTCAGCGGGTCGTCCTTGATGGCCGGCGTCCACAGCCGGCTCATCAGTTCCATTTCGTCGTCGGCGCTATACCGTGTGGTCTGCATTTTCTGCCTGCTCTATCACGTTTGCCGCCTCGGCCACGCCCTCGATGACGCGACGCTGGGCCTCTTGCAGTGCGGAGGTGATGGAGATGGTCTGGTTGACCTCGACCTGCACGGCTTGCTTGGCGACCCAGCCGTGGACGTGCTTCAGCACATCCAGCGCCGCCTTGGCGTCGCCGGCGCGGGCGGCGTCGTGCAGCACCTTGGACATCTCCATCTCGCCGTCGGCCCGGCCCTTCTCCGCGGCCAGCGCCGCCAGCGGGTCAAACTCGCACAGCGCGCGGTATTCGGTCGGCGTCATGCCGGAAGCTAAGGCCAACGCCTCACCACGCAATCCATTACGCGCGGCGTCATAAATGGCTTCAAGCCGCGCCTCGGTGGCTTCCAGTTTGCGCGGCTCATAGGGGAGCGAAAAGACTGCCATAGATTTTGTATAGCATGGCTGGTTGGGTTTGCAAAAAATAAAAAATTGTTTGCGGACCCTCCGTGACCGGGACGGGGCGGGCGCCGGCCCCCCGCCCCCCTGCCCTCGGCGCGCGGCTGGATGGTCGGGGCCAGGCGTGAACATCTGAACAGCTATTCAGATGTCCAGATGTTTATATTAGCGCGGGCTAATATTAGCGTTTGGTCACATTGCATTGCAGCATAATCTGTTACGTTATAACGTAACGTTCGCCAGGTGGCGCGGCTAGGCAAGATAGGCATTCTAGGTAACGCCAAAAACATCGCGCCAGCACGACAGCGGCTACCGGATAGCGTAACAGAATATAGTGTGACGCACGGGGCAGGATGCGCGGACATTTTGCGCGGGCCTAGGTCGCGGATCGGTCAAATAGGCAATCTAGGCAATGCGTTTTTCATCGCCCCCAAGTGAGATAGTACAACTATCCTATAGG